CAACAAATTTATGGAGACAGTTTGAAACTCGTATTCCTATTCTTGGAAGATTCTTCAGACCTATGAAAGATGCGTGGAACAGTGGAGATCCTAGAGCAAGAGCAGATGTTTTAGGTAGACAGATATTTGGAATATCTGCAATGGTTTATGCAATGGATTTAGCAATGTCTGATGTAGAAGATAAAGATGGTAATATTTATAGAAGAATTACAGGTGCAGGACCAAAAGATTATCAAATAAGAAAACAATGGGAAGCAAATGGATGGCAACCATATTCTATTGCTGAAAAACAAGATGATGGTTCTATTGTTTATAAACAATATAATAGAATGGACCCTAGATTTTATATATTTGGAGTCATAGCAGATTTATGGGAAAATTCAGATAATATTAATGATCAAGATAAAGAGGATATGGCTTTTGTTGCAATATCATCTGCTGCAAAAGGATTGCTAAATAAAGCATATATGAGAGGTTTAGCAGATGCTTATGAAGTAGCATCAAGTGATGAACCAAATAAATTTGCAAAATATTTTGGTAGAGTTGTGGGTAGTTCAATTCCTTATCAAGCATTTATTGGTCAAGGAGTTCCAGGCATCATAGAAGCTGATAAAGAAAGTTATGAAGCTAGAGATTTTGTAGATGAAATAATTAGAAAATCTTATTTTTTAAGTAAAGATGAAAAATTAGAACCTAGAAGAGATATATTAACTGGAGAACCAATAGAAAAAAATCCAACTTCAATATATTTTCATCCATCTGGAGAGCTATCTTATTTAGGAAGAACTCTTGGACCAATAATGGTGGGAAGAAAATCCAAAATAAAAGAAGATAAAGTTCGTGTTGAAATTATGAGATTAAGAAGAAGATTATCTCAACCAGATAGTAAAATTGAAAACATTGATTTAAGAGAAATAATAAAAAATGGTCAATCAGCTTATAATTATCAAATTGAAAGAATTGGTAAAACTGAATTAAATGGTCAAAATTTATATGACACTTTGTTAGATGCAATAGAGTCTACAGAATATGAATCTGCTCAAGAAGGAAACGAAAATGATCGTGGTGGAAAAGAAATCATTATTGATAGTATTTTTAATGCTTTTAAAAGACAAGCAAAGCTAGATATGATAGAAGAGTATGAATTAGAGGAACAAATTAATATTGCAAAAGAAGAAAAATATAGCTTGAGAGAACCATCTTATGATATAGAAGATCAAGGAGGCAAAGAAATATTGCCTAGACAACAAAATTAATATATAGAAAGTAACTATGACAATATCATCTACAACAGTAAAAAATTCATATTCAGGTAATGGTAGCACAACAGCTTTTGCCTACACATTTAAGATATTTGCGAACACAGATTTACAGGTAATAATTAGATCATCTACAGGAACTGAAACTGTCAAAACTTTGACAACTCATTATACAGTATCTGGCGTGGGAGATGCTTCAGGTGGTAATGTAACATTTACTTCTGGCAATATCCCTGCATCTGGTGAAACAGTTGTGATCAGAAGAGCTGTTCCGCAAACCCAGGCAATAGATTATATTGCCAATGATCCATTCCCTGCGGAATCACATGAAGAGGGATTGGATCGTGCAACCATGACTCTTCAACAAGTACAAGAAGAGTTGGATAGAGCAATTAAATTATCAAGAACAAATACCATGACTTCAACAGAGTTTACAAACTCTGCAACTGATAGAGCTGGTAAAGTTTTAGGTTTTGATAGTGCAGGTGAATTAAATGTTACAGCAGAGATTGGTTCTAACAAAGGTAATTGGTCTGCTGGTACAGCGTATGTAGTTAGAGATATTGTAAAAGATACTTCTACAAATAATATCTTTATGATTAACACAGCTCATACATCTTCTGGTTCTCAACCTTTGACTACCAATGCTAACTCAGCTAAATATGATTTATTAGTAGACGCAGCTTCAGCTACAACATCAGCTACTAACGCTGCAACTTCAGCGACTAACGCAGCTAACTCTGCGACTGCTGCGGCTACATCTGCCTCAACTGCTGAAACGCATAAAGATGATGCTGAGACTGCAAAGACTGCTAGTGAGACTGCTAAAACTGCTGCTGAAACTGCTAAAACTGCCGCACAAGCAGCTCAAGCCGCTGCCGAAACCGCAGCTGATAATTTTGATGATACTTATTTAGGAGCTAAAAGTTCAGATCCTACAGTAGACAATGATGGAGATGCACTTACAGCAGGAGATTTATATTTTAATACAACCACAAACAGACTTCGTGTTTATACAGGAAGTGCTTGGGTAGAAATTGATGCAGGAATGACTAGCTTTACATTAGCTGGTTCTAGTGGATCAAATCAAACTATAACAAATGGTAATACACTAACAATCGCAGCAGGGTCAGGGATTACGACTACTGGAGGTTCAACAGATACAGTAACAATAGCTGTAACTGATGATCCAACAGCACTTGCAATCGCACTCGGCTAGTATATAAGGAGAAAATAGGAGAAATAAATGGCAAATACTTTCAAGGCAATCAACTTTGCAGCAGAACCAGCTTCGGCAGGTACACCTTATGTTATGTATACAGCAGCAGGGAGTACAACTACTGTAGTTCTTGGCTTGATACTTGCTAACATACATACAACTGCGGTAACAGCAGAAGTAGAATTAGTTTCTACAACAGCAAACAGAGGTGGTGCTAACAATGTTCAAAATGGTACATCAATGTTAGTTAAAGATGTGAGTATCCCTAGTGGATCTTCACTTGAGATTTTATCTGGTTCTAAAGTTATTTTAGAAGCTGGAGACAAAATACAAATTGATTGTTCTGTCGCTGATAAGATTTCTGGCACATTATCAGTAATGGAAATTACATAGGAGTTTTAATTGGCTTATATTGGAAAAACACCGACACCAGCACCTTTAACAAGTTCTGATATTACAAATGGAATTGTTACAGGTGAAAAATTAAATGCAGATGTCATATCATCACAAACAGAATTAGCAACTGCACCAGCAGATACAGATGAGTTTTTAATTAGTGATGCTGGAGTTTTAAAAAGATTAGATGCAAGTTTAGTTGGTGGTGGTGGAGTAACACATATAGATCAATGGTATTTAACTTCAAATCAAAATAAAACTGGTAGTGGTGCAGAAACGCTAACAGGTTTTACACAGAATACAGAAAAATTTGCAACACTTGGAAGTTCAATGTCAGAAAGTTCTGGTATATGGACTTTTCCAACAACAGGTTATTGGATGATAGCACCTACATTTTATTTACAAAATAATAATGGAACTGCATTAGAATATCTTGGTGGATTAATACATACTACAAATAATAATTCTACATATACAGCAGTATTACAAACTTATAGTTCAGCATATACAAATGGTGCATACGCATCTCCAAATTTTACTTATGTTGTAGATGTAACTGATACTACAAATGTTAAAATTAAAATTTTAGCTGAAGGTGCTGGTAGCTGGGTTGCCGAAGGTGGAGCACATAATAAAACAGGTGTTAAATTTATAAGATTAGGAGATACATAAAATTATGGCTAATATTACCTCAAAAATTAAACAATACTGTAAAGCTAACAATATCAACAATGTAAATTTTTTAACTGATGTTAGAGTTGCTGATAATGATATAATGGAATGGAATTTAGATATTGCTAAACCAACTGATGCACAACTCTCAGCAGTAGAAGATGATGCTGATAAAATGGAAAGAAACGAAACTGTTGATACAACAAGAATAAAAGCATATGGAAATCTTGCAGATCAATTAGATGAAATTTACCATGATATAGACGCATGGAGAACAAGAATAGCACAAATTAAATCAGATAATCCAAAGGAAGAATAAATGGCATATATAGGTAGAGAACCACAAGTAGGAAACTTTCAAGTCTGTGATGCAATATCAGTAGTCAATGGACAAGCGGCTTACACAATGCAAGTAGACTCTACAAATGTTTCACCTGAAACTGCAAATCACATGATTGTGTCTTTGAATGGTGTATTACAAAAACCTGGATCATCTTTTACAGTATCAGGTTCAACAATTACCTTTGCATCAAACCTAGTTACAGGTGATGTTATAGACTTTATTCATATACTCGGTTCAGTTTTAGACCTAGGCACACCATCTGATGCTACAGTTACCAATGCAAAAACAAACTTTGTATCAACTTCAAGTGCAGCAGGGTTAGAAATTAAAGGTGATGGTACTACTGATGGAACTTTACAATTAAACTGTTCTCAAAATTCACATGGAATTAAATTAAAATCTCCAAGTCATGCTTCTGCACAATCTTATACATTAACATTTCCTACTACTGCACCCTCATCAGGAAAAGCATTAGTCACAGATGGGTCAGGTAATTTATCTTTTAGTTCTGCTGGTGGTTTGAATTTAATTAAAACAACTGCAATAACATCAGGTGTTGCACAAGTAGATTTTGACAACACTTATGTCAATTCAACATACAATAACTATAAAATGATAATTAGAGGTTTAAGTACAAGTGCTGATAACCAAGATGTTTATATTAAATTTTCTGTAGATAATGGTTCAAGTTTTATAACTATGGTCGGTGCTAGAACAAATGTACAAATAAACTCAAGTTCTCAATCTTTTGGTGGATTAGGAAATTTATCAGGTGGTTTTCCTTTAGGTTCAGATGAAGAAGGAGATGATTCAAAACAAGTAAATGCAGAAATGACTTTTTATGATTTAAATTCTGACAATACTTATAAATTTGGTACTGGTATGGCAACTGTAGTAAATCAAAATGGAGACTTATACAGTTATACTGTATCAGGTTATGGTTCTTCTACATCAGCAGTTAATTTTATAAGAGTTTATACATCAGTTGGTGGTAATCTTGATGATGGTTCAATTTCACTTTATGGTTTTTCAGAATAGGAGTGTAACATGGCTCTTAACTACGCAAACAATCAATCCTTATCAGCTTCGTTAAACAAGTTTAACAAAGAAGTGGAGATTCTGTAATGTCATTAAATTTTGCCAATAATAATTCATTATCAGCAATAACATCTTTACCAGCTTCTATAAGTGGTGGTGCATTAACATTATTACAAACTCAAACTGCATCAAGTTCAGCTACAATAGATTTTACTTCAAACATAGACTCTACTTATGATGCTTATATGTTTAAGTTTTATAATATACACCCAGCAACAAATACTACAAATTTACAAATAAATGCTTCAACAGATGGTGGTAGTAATTACAATGCTACTAAAACTACTACATTTTTTTTAGCATATCATACCGAAAGTGATAGTGGTTCTGCACTTCAATATTATACAGGGAGAGATTTAGCACAATCAACCTCTGCACAACAAATAGTCACTATTGGAAATACTGATGATGATAGTGCTTCTGGAACACTTACACTTTACAATCCTAGTAGCGACACATTTGTAAAACATTTTATATCAAGACAACAAGCACCAACTGGAGAAGCTACTCAAAATTGTAAAGATACTTATGTTGCTGGATATTTTAATACTACATCTGCAATCAACGCAGTACAATTTAGCATGTCATCAGGCAACATAGATAGTGGAGTAATTAAATTATATGGAGTTTCATAAATGAACAACATTCGCAAAAAGGTTTGCTCATGGCATTAGTTAAATACAACAATAACAGTATATCAGCTATCACTACTGCTGGAACATTATCAGCAAGTCAGGTTCTAATTAAAGAACAAACTGCTAGTTCAAGTGCAACAGTAGATTTTGTAGATGGAAGTGGTGGAGTTGTTTTGGATAGCACATATCCTATTTATAAGTTTGAGTTTATTAATATCCACCCAGCTACTGACGCACAAGCATTTACATTTAATTTAAGTACAGATGCTGGAAGCAATTACAATGTTACTAAAACAAGCACCTTTTTTCAAACTTTTCATACTGAAGGTGGTGCAAGTGGAAGTGTAAGTTATGAGGGTTCTTATGATTTAGCACAAAGCACAAATGATCAACAATTAATTTATCAATTAGGAAATGACAACGATCAATGTGTAAGTGGTTATTTATTTTTATTTAATCCTAGTTCAACAACATTTGTGAAACATTTTCTTGGTAGATGTAGTTCTTCTTATTACACTAATGCAAACCACACAGGAAATTATGCTGGATATGGAAATACAACATCAGCGATAGATGGAGTAAGATTTAAAATGTCATCTGGCAACATAGATTCTGGCACTATAAAACTCTATGGAATAAAGGATTCATAATGTCAATAATTAAACTAAACAATAGAGGTGTAAAAGATGCAACAGCATTTGGAAGCATATCTTCATTAGGAGAATTAACTTTTATATCCAAGCAAACTGCATCATCATCAGCTACTATTAGCTTTACATCAGGAATTGATAGTACCTATAAGGAATATATTTTTTATTTTGTAAATATTCATGGTGCAACTGAAGATGCAGAATTTAATTTTCAAGGAAGTACAGATAGTGGTAGTAATTATAACACCACAATAACATCTACAGCTTTTCAAGCAAATCATACTGAGGGTGGTAGTTCTTTTTTTGGTTATAATGGTGGTTGGGATTTAGCACAATCTACAAGTTATCAAACTTTGTTTAATAATTTAGATGCTGATAATGATGAATGTTTAGGTGGTTATCTACATTTATTCAATCCCTCATCAACGACATTTGTTAAACATTTTATAAGTAGAATAGCTGGAGTTACATCTGCTGATTCTGCACAAGATGATTATAGAGCAGGATATTTTAATACTACATCTGCCATTGACGCAATTCAATTCAAAATGTCATCAGGAAACATAGATAGCGGAGACATCTTGCTATTTGGGTTAAACTAAAATATAAGGAGATATTATGACAAGACATCATTTAATAAATGGAATACAAGTTCCTTTTACTGCTGAAGAAGAAGCAGCTAGAGATGCTGAAGAAGCAGCTTGGAGTGCTGGTGCTTTTGATAGAGCTATGGCAGATTTAAGGCAGAGAAGAAACAGACTATTAGCAGAGTGTGATTGGGTTATGGTTTCTGATTCTCCAATAGCAGATAAAACAGATTGGCAAACTTACAGAACATCTTTAAGAGATATTACAAATGGTTTAACAACAGTTGAAGAAGTTAATGCTGTTGTATTCCCAACAAAACCATAACAATGAAATATATTTTGATCCTGTATATATGCAGTTTAAGCACAGGCAAATGTCCAGACAGTACAGTATCAGGTTATCAATTTAATTCACATTACGATTGTATCAATGCTGGTTATGCTGTTGCACAAAAAACTTATAGAAACTTGAAAGAACTACCTGATTGGGATAAACCTCAGTTTGA